AAAGCTGCTCGAGGAAAAAGAGCGCAGGAAACGTGGGCGAAAGATCCTTAGCTATTACCCTGACACTGGCCCGCTCAGGCGTGAGTTATATCCAAAGCACATGCAGTTCTTCGAAGCTGGGAGCGCCAAGCGACAACGTTTATTTTTGGCGGCCAATCGCATTGGAAAAACCGAGGGAGCAGGCGGGTTTGAGATGGCGCTACATTTGACCGGGAATTATCCCTCTTGGTGGACGGGACATCGGTTTGATAAACCCGTTCTTGCGTGGGCTTCCGGGAACACTAGTAAAACCACGCGCGACATTATTCAAACTAAACTTTTCGGTCCAATGAGTGACCTCGGCACTGGCCTGATTCCAAAGGAATACATTATTGGACGACCAAGCGCAAAGGTGGGCGTGCCAGACGCATTCGAGATTGCACATATAAAGCACGCAAGCGGAGGAGTAAGTCAGCTTGTACTAAAGAGCTATGATCAAGGGCGAACGGCTTTTGAGGGAACGGAGATCGATGTAATTTGGTGTGATGAAGAGCCGAAGCAAGAAATTTACACTGAGTGCTTGCTTAGAACGATGACGAACAACGGAAAGATCATGCTGACCTTTACGCCTCTCCTCGGGATGAGTGAGGTCGTGATGTCCTTCCTTCCTGGCGGGAACATTCAAGACGTGAACGAGGACGCTTCAAAGTTTGTGGTGATGGGAACGTGGGATGATGTTCCCCATTTAACGGAAGCCGCAAAAAAAGAGCTATGGGAATCGATCCCTCCCTTTCAGCGAGATGCTAGATCAAAGGGCATTCCACAATTGGGAGCGGGCGCAATCTACCCGGTGCCCGAGTCAGACTTTCTGGTGGATGACTTCCCGATACCAGATCACTGGCCACGAGTTTACGGCATGGATGTCGGATGGAACCGCACAGCCGTTGCCTGGGGTGCCCTCGACCGCGACACAGACACTTTGTATATGTACAGCGAACATTATCGAGGACAAGCAGAGCCAAGCATTCACGCGCAAGCTATCAAGGCTCGAGGCGATTGGATCCCTGGCGTGATTGACCCAGCCTCAAGAGGGCGCACGCAAGTAGACGGCCAGCAGCTTTTGGAAATTTACACGAATCTAGGTCTCAATGTGGAGCCGGCATTCAATGGTGTGGAGTCGGGCATTTACGAAGTGTGGCAAAGACTTTCGACTGGCAGGCTCAAAGTTTTCAAAAGCATGAGTAATTTCATGTTTGAGTTTCGCTTGTACCGGCGAGATGAAAAGGGCGCTATTGTGAAAACGAACGACCATCTTTGTGACGTTGTTCGGTATCTAGTCATGTCCGGCCTGGACATTGCGAAAACCAAGCCCGTTGAAAAACCAAAAGTGCATGACAAATACTCGAGCGATGGCGGTGGGACCGGTAGCGGGTGGATGGCGTGAGTCAAAAGTCCGTACTTAGATTCCCTTAAATAATTAAACAAAATGTAAAACTATTGTTTATTTTTATTAGTCCGTAACTTGAAATGTGCAAACCACAAAACTTGATGCTGAAGAGTCTACGGAAACGTCGGATGAGGATATTCTAGCGACTGCTAGGAAGCGGTTTGATATCGCAGAAGAGGCAGAGCGCGAAATCCGCGTGGATGCGCTCGATGATTTAAAGTTTAGAGCAGGCGAGCAATGGCCCGCTGACATCAGGCAGGGTAGAAACCAAGACAATCGTCCATGCCTTACCATCAATAAGCTGCCTCAGTTTCTAAGACAGGTCACAAATGACCAACGTCAAAACCGCCCTTCTATAAAAGTGAGCCCTGTTGATGATCAAGCCGACATTGAAACGGCCAAGATATTTCAAGGGCTCATCAGGCATATTGAGTACAACTCCAATGCCGACGTTGCTTACGATACCGCTTTTGAAGGTGCAGCCACCAAAGGGCTTGGATACTTAAGAGTCATCACTGACTTTTGTGATCCCATGTCCTTTGACCAAGAGCCAAAGATCATGCGTGTTCGAAACTCGTTCATGGTTTATCTGGATCCAAGTTACCAGCAGCCTGATGCAAGTGACGCCAACTGGGGCTTTATCTTTGAGAATATCAGTCATGAGGATTACAAGGCGCAGTTTGGAAAGTCGGAGCTCGCGGCAAGCCTCAACGAATGGCAATCAATCGGGGATAGTGCTCCAAACTGGGCGACTGAAAAAACATGCCGAGTAGCTGAATACTTTTATAAGACCTTTAAAGATACGACCGTTGTTCTCCTCAGCAATGGTCAAACTATTGAGAAGGATCGCCTGCCGGAAGTGTTGCCTCCAAATATTACGATCATAAACGAGCGCGAAACTACTTTGCCCGCAATCAAATGGTGCAAGATAAACGCAGTCGAAGTGCTCGAGAAAACCGATTGGCTTGGGCAATGGATTCCGATCATTCCAGTTCTAGGGGATGAGCTAGACATTGACGGGAAACGTGTCCTTGAGGGGATCATTCGTCACGCTAAAGATCCTCAGCGTATGTATAATTACTGGGCCTCCTCTGAAACTGAAATGATCGCCTTGGCACCAAGAGCACCATTCATCGGAGTAGAAGGGCAGTTTGAAGGGCATGAGGGCGCTTGGAAGACCGCTCACACAAAGAACCATCCATATCTGCAATACAAATCAAAAGTCAGCGGGCAGGTCTACGGCGCACCTCAACGGCAAGTTTACGAAGCGCCCGTTCAAGCCATCACGCAAGCCAGAATGCAGTCCAGTGAGGACTTGAAAGCTACGACCGGCATCTATGATGCCTCGCTTGGAAACCGATCAAATGAAAACAGTGGCGTGGCAATTCAGCGCAGGAACATGCAAGCGCAAACGAACAACTTCCATTATGTCGATAATCTCTCACGAGCCTTGAGACATTTAGGCCGCATTCTCGTGGACCTCATTCCAAAGATATACGACACGGCAAGAACCGTTCGCATCATTGGCGAGGACGGCGAAGCTACGATGATAAAAATTAACGAGATATTTCAAAAGAACGGTGAAGAAGTAATTCATAACCTAGGGCTTGGGAAATATGACGTCACGGTCTCAACGGGACCAAGCTATGCATCCAAGCGTCAAGAGGCTGTGGCATCGATGTTAGACATGACGAAAGCCTATCCAAAGGTCGCTGAAGTGGCCTCTGACTTGATGGTTCGAAATATGGACTGGCCAGGCGCTCAGGAAATTGCAGAGCGTCTCAAGAAAACTTTGCCTCCAGGGATTGCCGAGGAAAAAGAAGGCGATAAAAAGCCCATTCCTCCAGAGATTCAAAATCAAATGCAGCAGATGAGTCAGCTCATTGAGCAGCTCACTGGGAAATTAAACGAAGCCACTGACGAGCGCGATAGAAAAATGATCGAGATTGAGTCTCGCGAGCGCATTGAAATGGCGAAGCTTGAAACTCAGGCAACTATAGAGCTTGCAAAGCTTCAGTCCGGCGAAGCCCTTAAGCTTTTGCATCATCAAATCAGTGAGCTAGATGCGAGAACGCAAATGCTCAGAATGAATCAACCAATTGAAACCGAACAAGTTCAAGAAAACCCAGACGCTGGCCAAGATATGGCTATGGCGCCTGACCAACAACAACAACTTACCGGCGAGCCATCACCGGGTGAATTCATGGGAGTTTAACCATGTCAATAAAAGTAACGTCGACCTCGGAGAGTGCGCCTGCACCGATTGAAAAAGTGGAAGCCGCACCAAAATCCGTGGAAGCAAAGCCCGCGTCTGCTGAAAAAGCAGATGAAATCATTGAAGCCTCGGAAGCTTTAGAACCTGAAGAAGAATCAAGCGATGACGTTGATTCGGATGAAGAAGAATCTCAGTCAAAAGATGTGGAACCCAAAAAACGAAGCGGCTTTAAAAGACGCATTGATAAGTTGACCTCTAAACTTTCTCAAAAAGATCAAGAGATAGAATTCTTAAGGGCTGAGGTTACTAAATCTCAGAAACCAAAAGACGAAGCTCCAGCTCCGATCGCGAAAGTAAATGTCGAGGGAAAACCACGCTCAGATGATTTTGATACTCATGAGAATTTCGTTGAGGCTCTGACAGACTGGAAAATGGAACAAGGGGAAAAGGTTAAGGCTGAGAAGCTTCGTCAGGAGCAGGTGAAAGCCGACTTTCACACTCAGATGACCGCACACCTTGGGCGATTGGACGTTTTCAAAAAGAGCGTTGATGATTTTGATGAGACGATTGAGGACATGGGCGATATGCAATTATCGTTTGTGATTCAAGACATGATTTTAACTTCCGAAAACGGACCCGAATTGATGTATGAGCTGGCCAAGGACAAGAAAGAGTTTGAGAGAATCAATGCTCTTCCTGCACTTGCCGCTGCCAGAGAACTCGGAAAGCTTGAGGCAAGACTTCAAAAGCAAGCCGACTCTTCAGAGCTAGAACCTAAAATTGTAAAGACAACCAAGGCGCCTGCACCAATTCGAACAGTCGGCGGGAACTCGACCGGGGGTGGGAAGAAATCCATCTTTGACCCGAACATTCCACAGGCTGAATACGAAAAATTGAGGCGGCAACAATCAAGCGAAAGAACATAGGGTTTTTTCGTCGACTAAACATGTTCATTTGCCTCACAAGGCATGGAGTTTAAAAAATGGGAAACACGCTTTTAACAGATGCAATTATCGTCAAAGAATCTTTGATGGAACTAAAAAATCAACTTGGCTTTACGAAAGGTGTGAACCGTCAATATGACGATAAGTTCGCAGTTGAGGGCGCCAAGATCGGCGACACCATCAACATTCGTAAACCTTCCAGATACGAGGTCACTACTGGAGCAACTTACGTTGCTCAAGGCTCTGAGGATCAATCTGTCTCTTTAGTCCTAAACACTCAGCAACACATCGGCATGGCTTTTTCCAGTAAAGACCTGACTTTGTCAGTGGACGCTTTTAAAGAGCGTTATGTAAAGCCCGCGGTTACAGCTTTGGCGAACAAAGTGGACTACACAGGTCTTGCTCTTTACAAGTTAGTTAACACTGCCGTTGGAGTGCCAAGCGCCTCGGCTTTCCCTTCTTCTCTCAAAGGTTTTCTGCAAGCAAAGCAGAAACTCGCTGAGAATGGCGCACCTTTGGGAAAATTGACTGCACTTGTAAACCCAGCGACTGAAGCCTCTTTAGTCAACGGGCTTGTAGGACTTTTCCAATCGTCTGACAAAATTGCCGCTCAGTATGAGGATGGCACTATGGGCATCGCTGCTGGTTGCAATTTCAAGATGAGCCAGAACGTGAATGCTCACACTATTGGCGGGCAAGCAGGAACGCCGCTCGTGAAAACAACGGTCTCCACAGAAGGTCAAGCCACACTCGATATTAAAGGGTGGACTTCACAAACTTCAAACAAACTTCGGGCTGGTGACGTGTTCACAGTTAATGCCGTGTTTGCAGTAAACCCACAAACCAGACAGTCCACTGGAGCACTTCAGCAGTTTGTCGTTTTGGCGGATGCTGCCGATGTGTCTGGCGACACTGATGCAGTCAGCATTTATCCTCCGATCTACACTACGGGCCAATATCAAACTGTGAACCGCTTCCCGACCATAGAAGACGCAGTTCTAGTTTTCGGTGCAGCGGCAACTTACGCAAACGTTGTTTGCCCTCAGAACATGGTATTCCACAAGGATGCTTTCGTTCTTGGTTGTGCAGATTTGTTTCTGCCTAAAGGACTGCACATGGCAGCTCGTGCGTCTGATCCAGACTCTGGATTATCTTTGCGCCTGATTTCTGACTATGACGTCGCGAACGACAGAATGATGTCTCGCTTGGATATCTTGTACGGATGGAAATGCGTTTACCCAGAATTCGCATGTCGCGTTGTCGGACAACCTGCTTAATTAAAAACTAATAAAGCGGCCTGAATGGTCAGGCTGCTTCACAACTTAAAAAAAGGAATTTTAAAATGAATACAGCAACAGACACTCTTGAATTCAACTCACCAAAATCAGATGGCGGGATTACCATCGGGCAATCGGCCACTGATTTGGTGGGCTTTTATGCAGCTACTCCAATCGTGCAGCCCACAAGTGCTTCGCAAGCAGCCATTGTGAACTCTGCCGGCGGAACTGCATCGGCGACCACTGGCCTTCAGGCTCTAACGGGTTCCTACAACAGCACGCTGATTGCAAACTCACTTGCGACGGTTGTTGTGTTGGTAAATAAGCTGCGTGCCGATATGGTGGCGCTCGGTTTGATTAAGGGATCTTAGTCATGAAAATATTCGTAGCCATTCCCGTTTACGATGGAAAGCTCGGCATCGAATCTGTAAAGGGTTTGATGGCGGAGCAAGCTTTAGCAATCGGGCTTGGCTGCGAACTTGAGGTCCGTTTTCTGACTGGTAATGCTGGGATTGTTCAAGGACGAAACCAGCTTGCTTACGAGTTTATGGAATCAGACTTTGATCGGCTCGTGTTTCTTGATTCTGATGTGACGTTTGATCCAGGCTCTTTAATAAAACTGGCTCACATGCCCGTTGATTTTGTGGGCGGATGCTACAGACACAAGCGCACTGAAGAGTCCTATCCTGTGGTTTGGCAAAATAAAGCAGAGTTATGGGCCAATAAGTATGGCCTTTTAGAAGTTGATACCTTACCGACTGGATTCTTAGCACTTTCGAGAAAAGTATTTGAGACCATGCGTGAGAAATATCCAGAGCGGGCGAGTGTTCATTTTGGTGAGAAAAGTTTTTCATATTTTCAAATGCCCGTTCAAGGCGGCATTCTTTACGGAGAGGACTTCTTTTTCTGTAGGGAATGGCGAGCGCTTGGAGGACAAATCTTTCTAGATCCTGAAATCAATCTGACGCATTGGGGATTCAATCCCGTTCCACATGTTGGAAATATTGGCAAATGGCTAAAAAGCCAGCCCGCACCGGAGGCCGCGCCATGAAGTGGAGTAAATAATGGCTACAGCTGCCGACCTTATCAAAGGATCTTTGAGACTTCTCGGAGCAATCGCCACGGGTGAAACTCCTTCAGCTTCAGAGACCGCTGATGGGCTTTCCGCGCTCAATGACATGCTCGATAGTTGGAGCAACGAAGGGCTTGCGGTTTTTGCACGCGAGCGAGAAGTTTTCGCGCTCACGCCAAGCTTACAGGCCCACACTATGGGCACTTCAGGGACTTTCAACACCACACGGCCAAACGATATTGAAGAAGTGAAGATCCTGTCAGGCACGTTAGAGACGCACGTTGAGATTATTAATTTTGAGCAGTGGTCACAAATTGGAATCAAGAGCACCGCAAGTGATATTCCAACACAAGTTTACATAGAGCGCGGCTTTCCATTATTGACCTTAAACTTCTGGCCGATTCCAAGTGTGGCAAATAGTGCCGTCATTTATTCCCGAAAATCACTGACAGCTTTTGCGCTTTCGAGCACCACGGTTTCACTCCCTCCCGGATATTCCGAGTCTCTAAAGTTTAACCTTGCAGTGAGGCTAGCTCCTGAGTTTGGAACGGCTGCCAGTGCTGAGGTCATAGCGTTTGCAATGGAAAGCAAAGACAACCTGAAGCGCGCGAACCTTCGTCCTCAATATCTAGATGGTAGTGAAATTTCCTGCATGGCCTCGGGCAATGGGAGTGCAACGTTTAACTTTTATTCTGGGGATTAAATGAACATGTTTGGTAAGGCCATAACCTTCGCCGCTTTGATTATGTCCATGTTCTTTCTTTTTCTATCTGTGAAAGAGGGCAATCTCTCATTGATTCTTGGATCAGGATTCTTTGCAATACTCTCTGGAATGTTTAACATCTATTTCACAGTGATGCATGCACGGGTGAATGAATGAAGTTCACTGGCTTCATAGGACCCGCCTACACTTTGAAGTCTGTGAGCGTGGACGCGCAGAGATGTATCAATCTTTATCCTGAGAAAATAGAATCTGGAAACGGTAAAGAAGGCTCGATTGCTTATCTAAAATCAACGCCCGGTTTAGAGCTGCTCCTCACAGTAGGTGCTGGTCCAATTAGACTCACGCATGTTGATTCCATCGGTCGAATACTCGTTGTTAGTGGGAATAAACTTTATCGCGTAGCGAGGCGAGCGGACTGGAAAATTTCAGTCGCAAATTTCACTAGTTCCGCGCTCATTGCTCAAGGCACTAAGGTTGATACTACAAATGATTTGTGCGATAGCGTAACTAGTCATGGGTTTATTACGGGGATAAAAGTGCGCGTGACGTCGACTTCCGGTCTTCCCGCACCGCTGATAGCCGCTACTGATTACTGGGTGATAAGTATCACTAGTACAACTTTCCAATTTGCATCCACCTTGGCCAACGCGCAGGCCGGGACCTTTATTAATCTGACTACAACCGGAACCGGCGACATGACGGTTGCGGGGCAAGGCGGAGCTACTCCATTACAAAACATAGATTTTGATGGTGATATCTCAATCAGCGCCGATGTCTTTACAAAAACAGCTCATGCTCTATACCAAGCGCAACAAGTCCGGATCACGACGCTTGGGACTCCTATGCCTGGAGGAATTTCTAGAAATACAAATTATTATGTGATCGTGGTCACCGCAAATACTTTTAAACTTGCGACCTCTGTTACAAATGCAATTGCTGGCACTGCTATTGATATTACTGTTCTAGCTGGCGCGTGGGCGGCCACACTTCTATACGGCACAGAGCATGCTCCTGTTGCCGAGGCAACACTCACAACAAGCTCTGGTCCTATTCGCGCCGCTTCAATGAGCCTTGCGGGTAACGGAGTTGATAGCACCACAATTTTTACAGATGGCCTTAACAATTATCTTTTCTCAGACACAGCAGATCCAGCCTTAGCAAATGGCGCTATTTTTGAATATGCCGTTGGTAGTGGTGGCAGTCTTATTATTGGCGAGTTTATATCCAGCCATATTACTTGGATTGACGGTTACTTTTTGCTTAACGAAGTTGGGACTAACAAGTTCTGGACGTCTGATCTCAAATCTATAGTTATTAATGGCTTAAGTTTCGCATCCTCTGAAGGAAGCCCTGATCTTGTGATGGGCCTTATCGCTAATCAAAGATACCTTTGGGTGTTTAACGAGAAAACCACAGAGGTTTACGCTAACACTGGAAACGCTGATTTTCCTTTCGAGAGAGTCGGCGGCGGCTTTGTTGAAATGGGCTGCCTTGCTAAACACTCGATTGCTAAAATTGATAATACGGTTTTCTGGCTTGGAAGGTCCGAGGACGGGAGCGGGGCAGTTTACGCAGCCAAGGGCATCACTCCTGAAAGAATAAGCACGCACGCAATCGAGTATGCAATCAGCACTTATGCAAGCCCATCAAGTGCTACGTCTTACACTTATCATGATCAAGGGCATAACTTTTTTGTTCTGAATTTCACTGAAGCCACGTGGGTGTTTGATTTATCAACGGGCCTTTGGCACCAACGTGCCTACACGACAGGGGCAGGAGCACTGGAGCGGCAACGCGGCGAGGTTCACGCCTTTGACTCTGCAAGTGGGCTTCATCTTATTGGGGATCGAACGAGCGGAAAACTATATTTCTATAACAACAACTATTTCAAAGATGATACTGATTTGATCACAAGGCTTAGGGCTTCCCCTCATATCAGTAGCGGATTGAAGCGAGTGTTCTGCTCAAGCTTTCAGCTCGACATGGAAGTGGGCGTGGGCCTTGTCAGTGGTCAAGGTTCGGACCCAACGGTAATGCTAGACTTCAGTAACGATGGTGGGAACACGTGGAGCTCTGAAGCTTACGCCCTTGCCGATGCTGGCTCAGGTCAGATTGGTGACTTCAAAAAGCGCGTGATCTGGAGAAGACTCGGCTCGTTCAGGGATAGAATATTCAGAATTAAAATCACAGATCCAGTCAAAGTCACTTTGATCGGTGCTGAAATAAATGTGACCGAGGGACAAAGCTAATGCCGTTCCTTGGTGATTCATTCTCCCCACCTTTTAAAGATATTTTGTCCGGGCCAAACGGGTTTCTTGCGAGCTCTTGGGAGCGGTTTATTCGCTCGGCTTACGACAGGCTACTGCCTTTGGGCGTGGAGAATAGTTTCCCTCTTAAAAACAATCAATCCGCTGCCGCTGACATTACTGATTTAAAGTTTTCAGCACGCGCGGTGAGTGCGGCTTTTATTGATTTTCTTATTCAGCGAACGACCACGGGCAGTGGCGCCGTGCAGTTGACCGCCGCTGGCACTATCGCTGCCGTGTATAGACCAAACTCAGCAGCCTGGGTGCTTCACGCTATCGGCACTGCTGGGCCAAGTACGTCCGGAATAACGTTCTCAATTACAGCCGCAGGACAAGTGCAGTACACGTCCACGAATGAGGGCGGGACCGCACAGATATCAAAAATATGTTGGAGAGATCGAACGCTCGCCGGGAAAAATAAACTTTACTCAAGCTTGGCGGTGAAATGATGGATGACCTCACGGTTTTGGAATCAGCTTACTCGCTCGCTGAAAGTAAAAGCGAAGTGCGCGAGATGATCGCGGAGCTAGAGGAAGCGCTTTCGAAATTCCCTCAAATTGAAATACCGATAAGCGAGCACTTTTCTAAAGGTGTTTACGCAAGGGAAATGCGCGTGCCAAAAGGCAGCGTTATCATCGGGAAAATACATAAATATCAAAACTTGAATATCTTGAGCGCGGGCGAGGTCACGATATTTTCAATCGATGGGAAAACGCGCGTGAAGGCTCCATTTACTTTTGTGGCAAGCCCTGGATCAAAGCGAGTGTTTTATATGCACGAGGACACGGTCTGGACCACGATTCTAGGAACTGACGAAAAAAACTATGAAGAAATTGAGAAAAGTTTTATCGCAAAATCTTACGAAGAAGTCGAAGGACTTTTAGAAAACACCACCAAATTAATAAAGGAGATGTCATGTCTTTCGTAGCTGTAGCAATCGGAGGCGCTGCGCTTATCGGCGGCGCGGTCAGTTATTTTGGATCTAAAGAAGCTTCTGAAACACAAGCGAACGCGGCTCGTGAAGCCTCAAACACTCAACTCCAAATGTATAATCAGACGCGTGCAGATCAAGAGCCTTGGCGACAATCTGGAGCCGCCGCTCTTGGTATTATGGATAAGGACATGCAGTCGGGCGAGATGACTCGCGGATTTTCAATGTCTGATTTCAACAAAGATCCTGGCTACCAATTTCGAATGGCTGAAGGGCAAAGGGCTCTTGAGGGATCAGCCTCCGCACGTGGATCTTTAAACTCTGGAGGCACGCTCAGGGCGCTCACTAGATACGGGCAAGACATGGGCGCTCAAGAATATCAAAGCGCTTACAATAGATTCAACAATGACCAATCTAATCGTTTCAATCGGCTCTCTTCAATGGCTGGGATTGGACAAACGGCGAACACTCAGCTCGCGCAAGCGGGCCAGAATGCTGGGAATAATATTTCCCAAAATCAAATGGCTGCTGGGAATGCTCAGTCGGCTGGTCAAATGGGCCAAGCAAATGCGATCAACAGCGGTCTTAGTAATGGCGTTAATCAATGGCAGAACTATCAAATGATGAACCGAATGTTCCCTACAACGCCTAAAACAGGAGCTTAAATGTTAAACCCAAATATTATTCTGCAAGGGCGCGGAGTGGAAATAAATAACCCAATGGACGTTGCGGTGAAGGGCATGCAGCTCAAGCAGCTCTCTCAACAAAGTCAGTTGGCCGATAGAACATTGCAAGACGACCAAGCATTGAGAGATGCCTACACTAAAAACATCACCAAGGGTGCGGACGGGAAAATGTCTCTCAATCGTCAAGGTGTGATGACGTCACTTGGCCCTAAGCAAGCTTTTGATTTTCAAAAGTTGATGCAAGGTCAAGACCTAGAGAAAATGGCCGCTGACACGAAAATATCCGGGCAGCTTGCGTTTTCTGTACAAGATGAGTCGACCTATCTCCAAGCCAGAGCTAAGGCACTTGAGATTGGGCTTCCCAATGCTGATAAACTTCCAGAGCAATATTCTCCGATGACAGTTCAGCGATGGCAAATGGGCACGATGAGCGGGGCAGAGCAGATTACAAAAGCACTGGCCGACCAAAAGCTTAACTATCAAAAGGAGCAAGACGTTCTTGCTCAGGAAAACAAGGACCGTGATCATAGACTTGCCGTTGAAAAACTTCGAATGGAAAAAACGGAAGCGCTTCAAAAAGAAGGCAAACGAAGTTCTGAAGACAAAAAAATGGGCAGCTATGTAACTGAAGGCATTCGCGGCGCGAAGGCAATGAGAGAAGCGGTTTCAAAAGGTGTGAATACGTTTTCCATAGTTGGAGATAATGATTTTACTAAGGGCCTTGATCAGTATGCTGAAAACTTTGGACGTATGCAATCGGGCGGCGCAATCAATAAAGACGAAGAAGTGCGCTTTAAAAGAATGGCGCCGGGGATTGGCGATAATGCCGCCATGAAACAGAAGAAACTTAATTCACTGGATGCGATGTTTAATGAGAGGGCCAAGGTATACGGCGTCGACCTTAAGTCAGCAGGATTAGGCGAGCCTCAAAGCCAGCCATCAAGCGGGCCAAGCCTTGCAGACGTTTTAGCAGAGGCAAAAAAACGAGGTATGAAATAATGTCTGACCTGGCAAAGCTATCAAACGAGCAGTTGAAAGCCCTAATCTCTGAAAAGATGTCAGCAGCCAAGCCAGCGGTTCAGGCCAATGATTTATCCTCTGTGAGCGATGATGACTTGAGAAGAATGATCACTCAAAAAAGTGCTGAGCCCGACCGGCCATTGATGACGGCGGCGGGGCTATGGGAAGGGTTTAAGCAAATACCTCAAACCATAGATCAGTACACGGGCGCTCCAGTGCGGAAGTTCGCTACTGAATTTGCGACTGGGGAAAGTTTAGACAAAGCGCCCACTGGGGCAGAGCAAGCAAAGATGATGGGCATGAGCGACACGTCATACAAAGATGCTTACGGTCTGAATGACGGGCAATCGAGGCAGCTTTTTGGCTTTATGGGAGGCGCAAGCCCTGCCGACGTTGGCGGCTTTGCTTTGGAAATGGTTCAAGACCCATTGCTTATTGGATCTGCAATTAAGAGTGGAGTTTCTGGAGCTACGAAAGTAGCGAGAGGAGCTGCTGAATATTTGAAGGGCGGCTCTAAGCAAGTTGTCGATGCTGCTCAAACTCAGGCTGCGAAAGCTATGGCTGAGGGTTCTGTAAAGGGCGCGGTCAATATTTCTGGAGGCGGCTCGACTGTTGAGCATTCAGGGCAGCTTTTTGATATCAAAGCGCCTAAAAGCCTTGATGAATTACAGAAGTGGAAGCCCGATCCAGGGATGAGCGATATTCCCGGAAAGGGAAGACTCAGGGAGATTGAGACCCTTGTCCCTGACCTGAATGCAAAGCCTCTGAAATACCATCATGATATGATGGAAAACCCGAAGGCAATGAAGGCGTTGAAACTCGACTTTGAAAACCTTCCGACGAAAGATGCGCTGAAAATAGCCGAATATAACCAGTCGATGGTTAATGAGTCTGCGAGTAAAATTAAAGAAACTATCAAGGAGCTTGGCGGCGGTGACCCGAAGCATATTTCTGATTCTGGGAATGATTTCATTTCCGTGGTGAAGGAAAAATATCAAGCTGAAAAAAGCGCACTGAAGCCAGCATTTGAAGAGCTAAGAAAAACGGGAGGAAAACTTAACGCAACCGAGTCCAGAGATCTAATTCAAGCAATCGGCTCCAATTCAAAAGTTGGTGGGATGATAGAGATGTCTGATTCTGGCAGGTTCGGGCTCAAGAAAAACACTCCTCGCAGCGGGGTTTCGGATTCAGAGCACAATATTATAAGCAGAGTCATTGATGACCTGAATGACGGAATGACCTTTAAAGAAATCCAAGACACGCGAGACTTTTTAAGAAAAGCGATAGATCCGATAAACCCGGCGGCCACTTCTGAAATTTCAAATGTTCGATCCATTCTGCTTGATCAGCTTGAATCAATGTCGAAAAGTCGAGGGCCTGGCGTGCATGAGACCTTTCGGTCCTATGCGAAAAACGAACGCGCTCGCGAGAGTATAGAAAAAATCATTGGCGGCAAGGTCGAAAGCCTTGATGCCATGTTCGCAGCCAATCCAGAAAAGATTGTGCATAAGATTTTCTCAAATCCAAATCACACTAAAATTGTTGCTGAGTATGCAGGCCCTGAGGCAATGCAACAAATGACGGCTTCCTATATTCAGAACGGCCTTAAAAAATCATTTGATGCGGCGACGGGTTTCAATCCAAGTGGTGTTCGTACCTGGATGAAGGCGAATGAAAATTTTCTAAGATCAAACGTGTCTCCCGAAGTAACTCAAAGGCTTCAAGCCCTTGCAGATTATGGTTATTACGGCAAACGGTATCTAGATGAGGTCAATCCCTCGGGAACCGCTGCGAGTTTAATCGAGGCCCTTCAGCCAAGGTCTTTTGTTACGAAAATCAGACAAGAAGGCCTTGTAGGCTCTCTGGTAAGCGAGGCATCTCAACGTGTGGGCGCAGTGGCTAAGCAGCGACAAGCGGTCAATGCGGTCAATGAGTCCCTGGGTGCCGCGCCAAAATCATCAATCATTGATTTGTCTAAATTCAAAGCCGCTTCCGGGAAAGCCATTGATGTCGGAGCGCGCTCGCAAGCGCCCACTGGTGCCGTAAGAAACTTGCTACAAGAAAAGCCGCCCGCTAAATCCGCTGACCAAAAAGAAGAGGACGCGCCGATGCGCCCGCTCAAGGGGCGTGAAAAATGGGCTGACGAGGGTTTCAATAAACTTCTTGAGGATGCGCCGGAACTAGAAAAAATAAAGGGCGCACTTCTCGATGATCCAAAGTCGAAGGACTTAATAATCCAGGCCTCTAATTTCAAGCCTGGCTCAAAAGCTATGATCAACATTGTAAGCAAATTAAAACAAAAGCTAGCTGGGAGAGGATAAGAAATGGCTTATCAACTTATTCCAAATATCAGGGCGCGATACTTTAACGCCAATGGTGGCCCGCTTGCAGGCGGGAAAGTTTTCACCTAC